TCTTGCTTGGTACATATTGAAAACTTGTTGTCCAACCGCGCCATGTAAAAGAATCTCGTTGAATATAAATTATATTGTCGCTTGGTGTTATCATGTAGCCATACATAAAACTATCACTTTCTTTTGTAATATAACACTTGTAACCATTCCTTGATAATAACTTCATGCCTTCTAATAATTCGCTCCTAAACTCTTTACTTAACATATTCTTTCCCTCCATCGATTTATTTTTGTGCCGCAAAACCTTGCGATGGATTAATCATACACCCAACGTATACCCACCACAAACGCAAAATAAAAGCGCTACAGTTAAATAGCGGTGATTATTACAGCTTAGCATGCAATTATCTTCTTTTTTCTTAAGATTCCTTCGATTTTTGATTTTCTCTAAAGATTTTTATTTCTTGCTGTCTTGCCTTATAATCAGCATTTATCAAGCGTTTTAGCGTTTCTGTGTCAGTAATACCATCAACAGCGGATAATGTTTTCAGCTTTGATTTTATCTGCGGTGGCAAACGATAGGATGTGTGTTTTGTCTCATTATATGTCTTTTTACTCTCAAATACAGCATCATCAATCATTTATGGCTATCCTCCTGTATATACAATTGTATTATAGGATGCAAAATCAGTCAAGGGCTATTTCAAGGTAAAATAGAGGTAGAGAGGTGATTTAATGGCACACGCAGGAGGTAGACCGCCTTACTACACAAATCCAGACGAGATGCAAAAAATAATCGACCAGTATTTTATTAACTGTGAAGGCAAAACATTGTTAGATGCAGATGGAAACCCAGTACTAAATAAATATGATGAGCCTATTATTATTGGAGCAAAGCCGCCAACTGTTACCGGACTATGTTTGGCTTTGGGATTTAATTCCAGAGATGCTTTAATTGATTATGGCAATAAAGATGAGTATGCCGACACTGTTTCACGTGCGAAGCTAAGATGCCATGAATATGCCGAGTCTAGACTATACGATAAAGACGGCGCAAATGGCGCTAAATTCAGCCTTGCAAACAATTTCGGTTGGATTGACCGTCAGGAGATAATCACGCATGATGCCATATCGGAATCAATTGAAGACATACGTAATCAGATGGCTCAAATTGATGCGGAAAAGCAAAGACTCCTTGAAGGTGTCAAAGTACCATACTCTATCATAGACGACTGCCGCAAACCTATAGTTATAGCAGACACAGATAAAGAGCAGGATTGATGCCCTGAAACATGCATTGTACCGTTACTTATCATACATATTCGGCAAAACAGGGTTTATCGGACAGTGCTATAGGGGGGTACCTCTTTCCTGCCAGGAGGGGGTAGGGCCTTCGAGGGGGTGGGGATCTTCGAAGGATGGTAAGTATAGGTATCTCCCTGACTGACTGCCATTATACACATGCCATAAAAAATTACATATTTCACACAAAATCAGCAGATTCATTTTCAGTGGTAGAATTTAATTATAAGGAAAACGACCTCGGAGAACTGCTTAAAATCTTTTATTATAAGGCAATTTACATGTGATTTTCCTTGTAGACATAGAGAGAGTAGTAATTAAGCCACTTTTTAGCAGTGCAAATAACGACATGTTTTTATTTTAGTACATGAGGTGAAAGAACATGAATATTGAAAATGTCAAGACCCAAATTGATGAAAATTTAAAAAAATATTTGAACGGTGAACATAACGTCCTCAGGGGTGATATGGCACTGGTTAGAAAATATAAAAACGGCAGGGAAATGTCGGATGTGTTTTATGGAGAAATTACTTCACAGCCAATCCATTCCGGATACAACATGCGAAGGAGAAAGATAGAAAAAGAAATTTCACCAGAAGAAATACGGAAAGACAATAAAACTGACTTGACAAAAAACGAACACAGCAAAGGAACCGGCGGACAACTGGCATATGTAAGATTAATGATAAAAGACAGGGATAAAATAAAAGGATTGTCCTGCGAGGCGGTTGCAATTATGACACACATGTGCTTTGCGGGAATCCAATGGAACACAGGGAAACTTATACAGGAAAGATGCAGAAAACCTCACACTGCAAATACAATAGCAGATATTATCAAAAAAAGCGTAAGAACGACCAAAAAGGCCTTGAAGGAGCTTTCTGATAGAAACATTATCAAATATGACAAAAAACAAAAGCTTTATTTTATGAGTTCCGACATAGCCAGAAAAGGAGCTGTGATTGAAGATGAAAATAAAATTTGAAAAAGGTTCAACGCCTGAAGTTATAACAGATACTTTTTTAAAGTTTTTACGTGAAAACGACTTAATGATAGGAACAACAAGCATATACTTTCAGACATTTGATGATGAAATGAAACCTGAAAAATGGCATTTTGATGATGGGGAATCCTTTGTTTTTAAACCATCGGAACAAACCAAAGCAGAATACAATAAACAACTTTTAGAACACAGGAGAAAGATGATAAAGATTGTAAAACCTGTTGTTGCAGACGAAAAGGAAAATTCAGATGAGGTATCCATATGACCGAAAACCCCCTAACCGAAGCCGAAATCCAGAAACGCCTTGAAGAACTTGACAGGAAGAAATTCGAGTTGCTTCAAAAGGAACGGGCTTATAATTGCGAAAATAATTGCGAATATTTTATTGATAATCTTGTGTACATAGAGGACAAGGACGTGGCTGGGACTGTAGTAAAGTTCAACATGTGGGAAGGTCAGAGGAATGTCATAGCGGCTTTTATTGTCAAAAGGCTAAGTATTATATTAAAAGCCCGTCAGTTGGGGTTAACCTGGCTTGCCTTGTCCTATGCTGTATGGAAAATGATTTATAACGCTGGCTTTACTGTTGTTGGTTTGTCGCGTGGTGACAATGAAGCAATGGAAATGATACAGCGTGTAGCGTTCATTCTGCGGTACCTTCCTCCGTGGTTGATACGTAACGCCAAGGACGTACCTAAAAACTATCCGGGGCTTAAATATGAGGTTACAGCGCATGAAATAACCATATATCATTATAAAAAAGAGGCGGCAGACTTTAAGGCTTTTGCTGCTTCCCCTGACAGCGGACGGTCATTTACGGCAAACCTTGTAATAATTGATGAATGGGCGTATCAGGTGTGCGCGGAAGAAATCTGGACAGCTGCATACCCTACAATCAACCGTCCGACAGGTGGACAGGTCATAGGGCTTTCATCCGGAAAGAGAAATACATGGTTTGAATTTGTATGGAATCAGGCAAAAGCCGGAATTAATAAATTTTATCCAATTTTTCTTAACTGGAAAACAGACCCGCGCAGAGATGAAAAGTGGTATGCTGATACAAAGTCGGCTCTTCCAAATACATACAAACAAGAATACCCGACAACAGAGTCAGATGCATTCGCGGTTGGTCAAGGCGCGTTTTTTGAAGAGTTCAGTGATGAAATACATGTTCCTGTCAACAACTGGGAGCCGCCGAACGACAGAAGATGGCCTGTTATTGGAAGTTATGACCCCGGATTCAGTTCAAACGCATGTTTTAAATGGTATTCAGTGTCGCCGGATGGATGGGCAAGATGTTTTCGTGAATATTATCCACACAGGACAACCGATTCCGACCAGGCGGATGAAATTTTAAGGCGTTCTGTCTATAAAGACGGGGGGAAAATGAGTTTTTATTACATAGTAGCCGATACTGACGCCTGGACACCGTCAAGGGATTCAGGGAAAAGCACTGCTGTCATATTTGCAGAGCGCGGGCTTTCAATGAGGCAGGCAGACAAAGACCTTGAAAACGGATGGAGAAGGCTTCATGAATGGTTGAGGCCATATGTAGGCTCTGATGGAAAGACTATGACAGCATTATTGACGTTTACTAGGGACTGCGGAAACACAATTCGATGTTATCCTGCAATGGTACAATCAAAAACAAATCCAGAAGATATTTCAAGAGAAAGCGAACATCACGTTGCAGATGTTGATAGGTACTTCTGCATGTCTCGCCCCATGCCTATACTTGAAGAGGTTAAACAAGCAAGAGGGAGCTTTGACACCGACAACGAACGAGACTATAGAACCAGCGAAGAATTGAGTCCTTTCAATTAAACAAGTTCCCTCGAAATCCGTGATAAAATAAATGTGAAGGGAGGCGTTATAAATGCCCATAATTATCAAAAACAATTCGCATAAGTTCAAATTCGAGCAAAGAAAACCACGTTATACTGAGAATGAATGCTATTTGATTGCCAGCCTTGTTTTTAACCAGGTTGACTTACAGCTATGGAATGGTGACGTAATCCTTGTTGACCAATCTGAAAGCTTACTTACCGACATAAAGAATAAATACGGTGAAACATTGTTTCGTACTTTCAATAAATGTCTTGGTTGCGACCACGATTACCACGAAGAAGATTTAATAAAGCACTTATTAAAGCTTAAAGCAGATTAGGAGGCTCCCGATGTGGCATATTAAAATAACCCTATGGCAGAGAATCGAACACTTATTCGGCAAGCATATACCTGTAAAATGGCATGATGGCTCTGAAACCTGCCTTATCTGCAAGAAGGTATTACGTAATCCAAACGTCAAGCAGTATAAGGCAGGAGGAAACATTAACGCAGACCAATTGGTTTACTTGAAAGATGGCAAGGTATACGGTGCGTGTTCGCAAGATTGGCATTGTATTGTCGGAACATGTAATGTAAATGAACAGGAGGAACCCAAATGATTGACTTATCCAAACTAAAGAAAGATGATGAAGTCTGGACACCTGCATCAGCCCACATGGTAGAAAAAATCTGCCCGAAGTGCGTTATTGGCAGAATGAACCAGACAGGCAGAGTGGCACAATCTGACCCAAGACTAATAATATACGAGCATAGATGCAGTAAGTGTCAGCATAAGGAAATTTATACAAAACAGTATCCAAGGGTTGAGTTTACGAAGATTGAACCAGAAGGGAAGGAGAATTAAACCTATGCTTGAATTTTTCAAATGGGCATTCAGCAACTTCTGGACATGGCTTGGATTCTTGATTTACATGATGATAGCAGTATCGCCATTCTATGGAATTCACGCACTGGTTG